GCGACGAGTGCTATAATTACAGACGGGGGTGTCCCATGGGCATGCCAGCTTCATGGTGCATCCTGAGTCTGTTACACTACTTTTGCATGCGTAGCGCCGGCATCCATGATTTTGCGATCAAGGGTGACGATGCTATCGCAGCAATGTCCGCAGAACAGTGGGAGGATTATGTTCATTATGTCGAAAGGACAGGAATGAAGATAAACCGCCAAAAAACTTTTATATCCAGCAACCGCGGAACATTCTGTGAGAGAATGTACGTGCGTGTTGGGTGGCATCTAGTTATTGTCCCCTCTTTACCAATCAGAATGTTTAATCCTGATGATAAAGCGGTGATATTGAAAGACTTAGGTAGGGTGGTGACATCTTGTGGTTTACCTCAAGATGTCGTCCACCGTGCCGTTTCACTCGGAGGTTCATGGATTTTTGCACTTGGCAAGAAGTTCAAAATTCCACTGTACCTTCCTTCATTTTATGGGGGTCTCGGTCTCCCCTGTCGTTCTAAACGTCAGGAGACATCGAGGGTCCAAACTGATAAGATCCGTTACGCCGCAACCCACGGGTTGCCGCTAACGAATCAACTGATCATACGTGGTACTAACACCAAGATTGTAGCTAAATCGCTAAAACTTGTGAAGTACTCATTATCTACTACAGATCCGTGCCCACACGTCGAGTCTCTGGCAACAGAGGCTCTGATGGTGGGACAGGTCGCCGATATTAGGGAATTCAAACGTTTCGAGAAGAAACTCGGAATGATTGAATACCTCAAATTCATTAAAAAGGTGTGGGATTCCATTCCTAGGGCTCGTGGCTCTAAGAGGGACTACCGCATCGTTACTTTGTTCGAGCACCAGGCGAAACCGTCTGCTGCCTCCGCTGAGTTGGCCTTTGGCCATTCAGCGAGGGCTTGTGCTCGAGATCAAAAATTGAAGTCTAAGAGTCAGATAGCTATGGGCGACCGTAGCTACCGGACCTTTTGGACGATATTTTAAGGACATGCGCCATGCACGAAGGAAAACCTAGATTTTACCGTCTAGTGCGTGGGCAGTGCGGGAAGGGCGAGAGTCCGAACAAGGCCGAGAGGCCTCACCCAGCTGCTCATTAGTTGAAGTGCACGGGAGCCCTCCACACCCACTGGGTGTGAGAGGGCACGCTACCCCCAGTTTAAGTCTTCTGGGAAAACAAAAAGAGGGAAAGCGCTCGAG